TATTCGGGATCGTTCTCACTTGCGTACAGTACGGTATCTCCACAGAATTTGCAGTAATGCAGTTTGCACTTAGTGCCATCCCAAACCTTGTAGTACCAATCGACAACCGTTGACATCTCGCTTGTATCTACGTTGTCATCGTACTTGTACTTGCTTACGGCAATCGCATCACCGCCTGATTTGTTCGCAAATTCGGGATATCTCTGCTTGAGAGCCTCTGTGTCCTCAAGCGATAGATAAAACAGATTCGGAGATTTCTGTATGTCGGATACGCCCGACTCCCAATACAGATTAAGCAAGTCGATATTGCAGATGTCAATATCACCTATGCCGTTATCTTTTCGGCTGTTCCACAGGACAGCCTGACACATAGAGCCACCTTTGAGTTTCTGCCACCATCCGTCCGAGTATGTCTGCTCATAATCGTTATGCTCAAGCACAACAGGCAGTACATCCGATAGTGTTTGTGCGGTCTGCTCATCGCTTAACTCTCTCGGCAGTATGGTAGGCTCAGGGTAGTTATCCATAGCATCTGCGTGTTTGTTTGCAAGCGAATTAAAAAGCCAAGCGGACACAGGACGAGGTCTAAGAGGATCGGATTCTACAGCAGATGCAGAGTCTGACAACTCTCCCCAGTGTCGCATCTTCCACCACTGCTCATTGGATATGATACGCTTTTCAAGGTTTGCCTTGCCTTGCTTGTATCTGTTGAGTATCTCCTGTGCCTCGTGTATTTCCTTTGTGCTTATCTTCTTGCCGTCATCATTCGGCACTCTGCCATCTGTGGTTTCAACGGTCTGTGTGCCATCTTCGTTTGCATTTTCCGTCACAGACTCAGCAAGCTGTCCTTTTTTCTTTGCTCGGAACCCTGCTCGGAACTTTGCGATTTCTTCTTCAAGATTCATTTTCTGTCCTTTCTCCTTGCTGTGCAAGAATCATATGTGCTTCTTCGCTGTCATCAGGTACTACAATTGCACCTTCGAGTTTCTCGTCCTCTGTTTCGACACCACCAAGAACGAACGTTTCATCTTCAAATATCTGCATATAAGCTCCTTTCATCTGCTGTTTGTGTATCGTATCATAAATGATAACGCAGTTGTGCCTGTCATTGACATCGTGATAGAGCCGTTGTCAAGAGTAACGCTTTCCGATGAGCCGTTGCTTATAGTTAACATTACACGTTCTATGCTTGCGGTCGGCGATAACGCAAATACCTTGCGGTTTCGCACAGGATTTGTTGCGTTATCGTAATATGCCTCGATTTCCACCACGCCAAAGCCTTCACCGTATGTTGCATACGCAAATGTTTTCGGGCTGTCCGCTGTTACACTGCCGTATACAACAACATCTGTGTCGCACTTCCAAGCCGACCAAGTGCCATTTGCACACCAACGTGTGTATGTTCGTTGCCTTGTTGCCGATGTATATTTCTGCACAGTGTGATATGCATTGGTTGAAACATAACGTATGTTTGTTGTCACAATTTCAAACGGTTCGTTCACACTGACAGGACGATTTGTTATGTTTTCTGAACTTGCCACACTACAGAAACACCGCAAACTCTTGCCTTTGTCTGTAAGCTGATTTAGCTTGTAATCGTTCAAGTCTACGGTTTGTCCTGTTATGTCAACGGCTTTAAGATACGTTTTCGCATCCATATCTTCGGCTGTAACCGCTCCGACTTCAGCAGCTGTGTATGTAGGCTTGCTTTCTGCCTTTGCCCACGCAGGCACTGTCGGATCGGTTTCTTCCGTCAGGTATGCAGGCATATCTGTGATGTCTGATACAGTGTGCGTATGTCCTGTATCTGCCTTACCGTCAAGTGCTGTCTGTGTCGCTGTAGATATCGGCTTGTCGGCATCCGCTGTATTGTCAACGTTGCCAAGTCCGACCTCGCTTGCTGTGTATGTCGGTTTATCTGATTGCTTTGCCCAATCGGATATGTCGGTTGATTTGAGATAGGCTGATAGGTCAACGGATATCGTGCCGTCAGCCGTAACTGATACGTTATCGCCTATCTTCACGCCGCCGAGCGTGTCGGCTGTAGCAGAGGGCAAAACGTAACTACCGCCGCCGCTCGCTGACAGTGTTCCGTCCTCAGATATAGACAGATTCTCTCCGATTTTTACCGCTCCGAGAACGGTATCCGAAGCGATTGCATTTGAGAAATCATAGCCATTTGCAGAAGAATACTTGCCCGATACAGTTAGATTACCGTCACTGTCAAGCGTTAAGGCATCCTGTAGATGATTGGCATCTGTGCCATTGCCAACTGCAAGAAGCACTGTAATACTATCTGTTGTCCAATACTCTCCAAATCTTGCCGAACCTTTAACCGATATGCCCTTCATACCGCTACGAGAAAAGCCATCAGACTTTATCGAGCCACTGACCCATAATTCGCCATCGTAGTTCAAGGTTAAAGCATCGCTTTTGTCATAAGCATCCCCATTGCCGACAACAAAGAACGTATCTTGCGTTTTGTTGTGCCGACCAAAAGCCGCTCCGTTGTCATAGTTAGTTATTGCATACAAACCGTGTGCGAAGGTATTGTATCCGTTTGCTTCGCTGTGATAGCCCCCTGCGTGACTGTTGTCTCCGCTTGCTACAGAGTCTCTGCCTTCTGCGTGAGAATACATACCTGATGCGATAGTTTCGCTGCCTTCTGCGTGAGATACCCATCCTGTCGCTTTTGTGCTACTACCTTCTGCGTGACTTGCACAACCGCTTGCTTCGGTACTATAGCCTTCTGCATGTGCGTTGTCATTACTTGTTACTGTGCTACTGCCTTCTGCGTGACTGTACAGCCCTTTTGCAGATGTCCGATATCCTTCTGCGTGAGAATACGGAGCAGTCGATACGTTGTTTTCGTAGTCATTAAAAATCTCGCTGAAATACTGTGTTGTAAACTGTCCGACATCGCTTCCCGACTCGGATGTCGCTTGGTAGATCATGTTTATTGTCTGCTCGTCATCGGCACTGGTATCGTTGTACTCCTCGATGATGCTTGCAAACGCAAACTTCGTGCGTTCCGTCAGTGTTGATACATACTGCTCAAGGTCTGCGATACGCTGTGACTCGCTCGCCGATTTGTTCGGAGCAAAGCTGATGTTAATGTTTTCCGCCAATTTCGCTCGCCCCCTCCGTATCAATAAACAAGCCGTAAAGCGTTAAGCATGGCTGTGCCGTTGCATCAGGACCCGTTGCCAGTTTGCCGCTGATCTTGATGCGTAATCGCTGACACCGCATCGGTATAGTCGGTATCAGTGTAACAACGTTGTTATCGGCTTCTTCTGCTGTTCCGTCATAGCTGTATACCGTCTGCCAATTGCCTCCGTCATACTGTACGGATACGGTAAACTGCACAGAGGATACCCCTTGCTGATGCCATTCCTCAACCGACATTGTCAGCTTCTTGATGACCGTATGCATAGCCTTGCGTGAGTAACTGCTTGTCGATGTCAACTCGCCCCTGCATAACTCGCCTGTAACAGCTTCAAATGCGGTTTCTTCCGACCTTGCCGACATTCCCACATCCGTTGTCAGCATCACCTTTTGCATAGCTTTGTTGCTGTCTTTTGTGATAGCGTACAAGCTACCGCTAAAGTTATGCATAGATATCACGTTGGGCAGTGTGCGATTGTACCATACGTTGTGCAGCTTGTCATAGTAAAACACCGTACCGTCTGACATAGCCATAACGATATAGCGATCATCTGCCGTACCGCAGGCTGTCCTGCTGTCCCGGTCTACGCATAGCTTGCCGTCAAAGCGTGACGAGGCAGAGCCGTTAAACGTAAATATGCCTTCAGGTGCTTTGTAGTACAGCAATCCCTCACTGATGCAGAGCGATTTTGCACTGCCTTTTTGCACTCCTCTGACCGTGTATGTAGTGACCGTAAAGTTTGATGCCTTCGTGCCGTAAACGCTGTGTACGCAATCCTCCTTGAAGAACAGAACACAGCCATTAAACACGCAAGCCCCTGTAAAATCGCCGTCTGTACCGACCGTTGCCGCCCAGGAGTCAGTGCTGATGCCACTGTATGCTCCCCATACCAACGGCTCTCCGAGTTTTGAGCAGTATATCTCGTGATTTTTTGATGAGCATCCCCACAGGCGATTGTTGTACTCAACAACGTAGTCAAGGTCGGGAAAAAGCCGCTGTATCGTTGCGTTCTGCACGGACACAGCCACTTGCTGAGATTGTGTCACCTTGTTGTTTGTGATGTAAAAATAACGTGTGTTCGGGAACTCCGTTGTATCAAAGTTAATCGACTTCATGCCGCTTGCTGTGTACGCTTCTACAGCTATGGATGTTATCGTTACTTGCTTTTTGTACTGTCTGCCTGCATAAGTGTAGGTAAGCTGTACGGCATCTCCAACAGCAAGTTTTGATGCCTCCACGTCCGCTTCGGGTACATCAAGATACAACAGCTTGTATATAGAAACCGTAGGCTTGGTCTGATTTTGATTGTACTCGGTCAGCTTTCCTGTGATTGCTGTGCCGTTTGCCGTAATCACAGAGCCTTCCGTTTTGGCTGTGTTAATTACTATCCAGTCAGGTAGTATAACGATATACGCACCGATGTTGACAAGCGTTTTATCGCCTGCCGACAAGCCCTCTATCGCCGTAAGTGTGCCTTTACCGTCAAGGTATATACCGTCTGCTGTGGTATATACCAGTATCCCGTTACGGTATGTATACCCGGTAATCTCGCCTGATGACACTATGTCGCTGTATGCATACGGCAGACAAGTCCGCAGTGCAGGATATGCCGTAAGGTCAAAGCCGTTAAGTCTATCCCACTCTCCGAGTGGCGTTCCGTTTGCTCGGTTGATGCCTCCGAACGTAGTTGCAGAGCGGATTCGTGAGCTTGGCGTGTCACGGATATAAGTGCTTTCCATAGGTTTTCAACCCCTTTCAAATTGCGGTTAAATGTTATAAAAGCTATAGTTTTTGGATACTCGCTGATCAAGCGGATCATCGCCTCTCGGTACGCTTGCCGACACTGTCGGAGCGGCTATCGGATGATCCATCAAGACATATCTGCACTCGTCATAGATATGATCCTCCTGCGTTGTGTCGATATCCTCAACGTGTACATCGTCATACACCAAAGCAGGAATGGTTCTCAGAAATCCCTTGCAAGTGCTAAAACAGTAGAACTTAGCCAATCCATCGGCATTAAATGCAAGCCTGTAGTGATACTGCATCTTGCCTGCTATCCTTGCGTTATCACCGGGCGACCATAGCACAAAGTTTGGTGCTTTGGACATAATGTCGGCAACACTCTCGCCTCTGCTCCTGTCAAAGATAGACGGGTCTGCAATCCCTGTGATAGTCTTGCCTCGCAGGTTCTCGTCCTCGCTCTCGATACGCCGTATCTCCGATGCTATCTCCGCAGGAT